GAACGCAAGATAGTTTTGCAAATAAATCTAGGAAAGCACAAGCACAAGTTAAAGAACTTAAAGTACAGCTTGGTGAAGAATTATTACCTATTGCAGAACAGTTATTACCAGTAATTGTAGATATGGTACAAGAGATCGGCCCTTCTTTAATACAAGCTATAAAAGGTGTAGCACCATTTTTGTCATCTATTGCAGAATTGTTTGGATTGTTAGCACCACCAATTATTGCAATAATTACATTACTACTTCAAGCATTAGCACCAGCATTTAAGAAATTTACAGAAATAGTAAATAAATTTGTTGCACCATTTTTAGTTAACCTACCAAAGAATTTTGAAAAAATGATTAATCGTATAATCGGTGGATTCAATAGATTTGCAGATAAGTTAAACAGTTTTGCTGAAAAAGCACAGAGAATATTAGGCAAAATTGGTATAAAGATAGACATACCAAAACTACGTAAGTTTAGTGAAGTAGATTTTGGATTAGGTGAAAAAGAAATAGCACCTATTGTTTCAGCAGATGAAATAGACGCACAACGTACTGCAACAGGTTTATTAGCAACAGCAACTACAAGTGCTACACAGTTAACACCTACTACACAAGCTGGTATAACAATAAACAACTACGCACCAATTACAACAGACCAAGAAGCTAGTGATTTATTTGCAAGGGGTGCAAAAGAATTTAAGCGTCAAAATGGTGGTGCTGCAAGAATAGATATATTGTAATGAATTTTGTAAAAATAAAAGATAATAAATATAAATCTAAAATGGGGATTATTTTTACAGAAAAACAAATGATTAATTACAAAAAAAGGTTTAACAAATAATGGCACAACCAACAGTACGTGTTCGCATAGGTTTTACACAAAACACATTTACATTAGACGACTTAGTACGTGGTGTTTTAGATAGTGCTGAACTAGGTGGTGCAACACCACTTACAGATGTAACAAGTGATGTGCAAAGTGTATCTATAAGTCGTGGTAGATCAAGAGATTTAGATACATTTAAAACTGGTACTTGTTCAGTTAGATTATTAAATAATGAACGTAAATACGAAAACACAAATACATCAAGTCCATATTCACCGGGTATTGAACCATTAATAGCTATACACGTGGACGCAACAACAGACGGTGGTTCAACTTATAAAGATTTATTTGTAGGTTTTGTTACAGATATAAATTTAACTTATCCAGATAAAAATAACTCTTTTGCAGATTTTCTTGCAGCAGACGCATTTATGAAGTTATCTAACACTAGCTTGATAAATGCTTCTTTTAGTAGCACAGATAGTGGGACTTTAATTTCAAATGTTTTAGATAATGCAAACATTAAGTTCGGTGCAGAACGAGATATTGAAACAGGTATATCTACTATGCAATCAATAAGTGGATTGAGTGATAATACATTATCTGTTTTACAAAATATTGAACGTAGCGAAAACGGATTATTATTTATGTCAAAAGACGGCAAGATAACTTTTAAATCACGTCATACTACGTTCCCAAGCACACCAGACGCAACATTTAGTGATGACGGTTCTGATGTGCCGTATTTACGTGTAGATTACATAAATGACGATAATGAAATATTTAACATAGTTAGTTTACAAAGAACTGGTGGATCAACACAAACTGTACAAGATACGGCTTCACAGGGTAAATATTTAATAAGAACTTTAAGTAGAACTGCATTATTAAATAATAGCGATAGTGAAGTATTAGACGCAGCAAATTTTTTACTTGGTAAATTTAAAGACGCATTAATACGTTTTGACAATCTTACTGTTGATTTGACAGAAGCAACAACAAGTAATCAAAACACAGTATTAGATCGTGAAGTTGGTGATGTGGTCAAAGTAGAATTAACACCACCGGGTAGTGGTAGTCCAGCACAAATAACGTCAAACGAGATAATTGACAGTATAAGTTATAACATAACACCAAACATATTTACGTGTGCATACAAGCTATCTAATGCAGATGTACAAGCGTTTATGCGACTAGATAACGCATTATTTGGTATATTAGACACAGACAAGTTGGGTTATTAATGACACATAACAAAAAAACAAACAATGAAAGGATAAACTAAAAATATGGCAAACGGATTTAAAGTTTTTGCTGTTGGTGAAGTATTAACAGCAGCAGATGTAAACGATTATTTAATGGAACAAAGTATTGCTATTTTTGCCAATAGTACAGCTAGGGACGCACAAATTACATCACCGATTGAAGGGCAGTTTTGTTATTTGGCCGACAGTAATGTGCTTCAGCTGTACGGAGGCAGCAGCTGGGCAAATTTTATTGGTGAGGGTGATATTACAGGGGTTACAGCTGGTACTAACCTAAGTGGTGGTGGTGCTTCTGGTGCAGTAACACTTAATTTAGCTATTGATAGTGCAGTAGCTTTTGCAGATCAAACAGCAAGTGCAATAGTATTAAAAGATTATGCAGAAACAGATGTAGCAGTAACTTCTGCAACAACATTGGCAATAGATTTAGCAAATGGTAATACTGGTACTGTAACATTAGGTCATAACGTTACAGATATAGATTTTACAAATGTACCTACAAACGGCATTTCAACATTTACATTACAAGTTACACAAGACGGAACTGGTAGTAGGACTATGGCAATCAACCAAGTTACAGTTAATGGTGGTTCACACGCTACTGCTAAAACACCGGGTGGATCAGGTTTAACTTTATCAACAGCAGCAGGAAAAATAGATTTATTAACATTTTTATTTGTGGACGCAGGTACACCACTTTTAAATTCATTATTAGATTTTAGTTAGGAGTTCAATATGCCATTAGGTGCAGCAAGATTTGGTCTAAGTGGTGCAGACTTAGGTAAATTAGAATTAATTGAAACTCAAACTGTATCTAGTGCTAGTGCTTTAGAATTTACAAATATTAAAGAGGATATTTATAATGTACATTTTATGACTTGTAACAATTTACAAGTACAAACAGACGCAGATGATATATTTTTAAGATTTTATGAAAATGGAGTTTTAGAAAGTGCAAGTGTTTACCAAGAAGCAATACAAGAGGGTAAAGCAGACGGAAGTTTTGGTGAAGGAGGAAGTACAGGTAGGTCAAGTATTAGAGTTGTATTTGGTTTAGGTACAGCAGGTAATGAACTTGGGCATTCTTATATGTATTTTTACAATTTAGGGGATAGTGCAAAATTTAGTTTTACTACAACACAATGGGTACAATTACAGACATCTAGTGTTTTTGATATGGCTTTTGGCAGTTCTGTATTACCACAAGCAAGTACAGTAAATAAAATTAGAATTTTTGCAGAAACTAATACTTTTTCTGGCACAATATCTCTATATGGAATTAAGGAAAGCTAATGGCAGGAAGTTTAGAATTAATTAGCACAACAACAATGACAGATGATGTGCAAACAGTAAATATAACTAATGTTTTTTCTGATAAATATGATGTTTATATGATTAAAGGCTCAAATATGCTTGGTAAAAACTCAACTGCAACAGGTGCAAATTTAAGATTTATAAATGCAAGTGATAGTGTAATAAGTTCAAGTGATTATTATTATGCACAATTAGCTATGAAAGGCGAAGCTAGTTTTGGCGAGAATAGAAGTCAAACAGAAACACGATTATTTAATGTATTTAGTTCCTTAGATGATAGTGGACAATCACAGGGTAATGTAGCTTATGTATTTAATCCTTTTAGTACAAGTTCTTTTACATTTTGTCAATGGCAAAGTGCTAGTATGCCAAGTGGTAATTTAAGAGGACACAAAGGTATTGGATTATTGGATAGCACAGTATCAATAACAGGGTTTCAGGTTGAATTAAATGAAAGTGCTAGTAGGTTTTCAGGTGAGGGAAAAGTATCAGTATATGGAGTTAAATAATGGCAGGATCATTAATAAAAATATCAGAAACAACAGTTAGTTCATCAGTTTCAACTGTAACAATTACAGGGATTGATAGCACTTATAATGTTTATAAATTAGTAGCAAACAATGTTACACCAAGTGCAGATACTAATGAAATTCGTATGCGATTTACTGCAAGTGGAACTGCACAATCAACATCTAATTATGATTGGGCTAATAAAAGATTAAGGTCAAGTACAAGTTTTACAAATGATAGTGATACTAACCAAACAGGCACAAGAGCTTTAGACAATATTGGAACAGGAACAGGAGAAAATAGTAATGCTGTTTTTTACTTGTTTAACTTTAGTAATTCAAGTGAATTTAGTTTTGCAACAATAGAGGGATCAGGACATAATGGAAGTGAAAATCGTATGTTTCAAGGTGGAACAGTATATACAGTTGCAGAAGCACACGACGGCGTACAATTTTTTAATCAACAGGGTAATAATATAGATAGTGGCACATTTACCTTATACGGATTACGCAAGTAAAAGTATGTTAAGATGGAAAGGATATTATGGCAACAAAAGAAGAATTACAAGCGTTAGCAGACCAAGAAATTGAGGACGCTAAACCTTTATATAAGCAAGTTAATAATGAAAGACTTGAATTTACTGATGATGATTACGCACAAGCTAAAACAGATTTAGGAAATAGCAAGTGGAACGAACAACAGTTTGGTTATATACAAGCTAGACAAGAAGCGTATAAATCAATTGCAAATCAATTAGATATGCAATACTGGGACGCAGTAAATGATACAACTACTTGGAAAGACCATATAGCAAAAGTTAAAAACGATAATCCTAAACCAAGCTAATGACCAACACAAATGGTTTTACGCAAAAAGAATTATTAAATTTAATTTTACAAAACCAGCGTGAGATTGACGCAAAATTGAGTTTAATTCACGAAAGAATAAATCAAAGACCTACACGTATGGAATTAACCGGGTGGCTTACAGTAACAGTTATGATATTAGGAGTAATCGCTAATAGTATAATGTCTTAGTGCTTACAAGATATATAACTAAATTCAATACAATATGTAGATTATTGCTAGTTGGTCTATTGCTATATCCAACACCAGTATTTGCAGATGAAACAACAGAATATGAACGAATAAGCGATACAGGGCAAAATACAACAGATATTACTTTTGATTATGGTGGATCAAGCTGGAATAGATTAGATATACATAATGGCGATTGTGGTTCTACTACACAAGCAGTTCATTACAATATGCAAAATGCAGTCGACCAAACAATTACTATTACGTTTCCAGAAGATACAATTACAACAGCTGGTTTTTTATCTGGTTGTGTTAATGATCCATACCCGGTAACTTGGACATTTAGCGACAATACAACAGAAACAGTTAATTATTCTGCACAATCTAATTCAAACACTGCAACAATGTATGAGATTGTTAGCAAAACAGTTACAGATAAATATATTACGTCAGTTGCTATTCAGTATGACGATTACGTAATAATTGATGATATATACTGGACTTATGCTACTACACCTATTACAACGACATCTAGTACAACAACAACTACTACCACCACACCTACGACTACAAGCACGACTACGACAACGACTACTACTACGACCACAACGACAACTACAACTACTACAACGACAGTACCACCGACAACCACAACAACGCTTGATCGAGAAACTATTGAACGTAATAATAATCAAGTTGAAACAGGCATATATGAAACTAACGCAGAACGTAAAGTTAGAGAATACGAAGAAGAACAAGAACGTATAAGAGAAGAAGAAGCTAGACGTAAAGAAGAAGAACGTAAAGCAGAAGAAGAACGGATTGCAGCAGAACTTGAAGCACAACGTTTATACGAAGAAGAACAAGAACGTTTACGCTTAGAAGAAGAAGAAAGACTACGTTTAGAAGAAGAAGCACGAATACAAGCAGAGATAGAAGCACAGATAGCTTATGAAAAAGAATTAGCACGGATTGAAGCAGAAGAAGAAGCAAGAATACAAGCAGAATTAGAAGAAACAATTTTACAAGATGTAGATTTAGAAGAATTGTCAGATGAAGAATTAGAAGAAGTACAGGTACTTATTGACGCAATACAAGAAATACAAGAACAAGATTTAGAACAATACGAAGTAGAGGAAGAAGTATTTATTTTAGATATACCAGAAATAATAATTATAGAAACAGAACAGGAAGATTTAGATGAAGAAGAAATTACAGAACCTATTAAAGAAGTTTTTGATGAAGATGAAGCTGTGGATATTATCACAGACGAACAAGAAGAAGTGGGTGGAAGAAATAACGAAACCTACGAAAAAATAACAAAAGAAGAATATGAAGAAATAATTGAAAAAGAAGTAGAAGAATTAACAGATCAAGAAGTAGTAGTTGTAGTTGAAGTGGTTAGTGAGCTTATTGAAGAAATTGTAGATATAGAAGAAGTTATAGAAGTTTTAGAAGAAGATGAGTTGGAAGAACTTAGTGAGGAAGAATTACTAGAGTATGAAGAAGAACTTGAAGAACAAATAGAAGAATATGTAGAAGAACTTGAAACAGAACAGCTTGTGGAAGTTGTAGAACAAGTAGCAGAAGTATCTGTACAAAATTTAGCTGTTGCAGATGAACAAACAAAAAAAGTTGTACAAGCTGTTGTGGAAGAAGTTACAGATGTGGAAACAGTTGCAGAACTAACAGAAGAAGAAAAAGAAGTAGTTGCAGAAGTGCTTGGTGTGGAAGAAGCCAATGACGTTGTAATTATTGCAGAACAATCTGTAAAAGAAGAAGCTATTGCAACAGCTGTTGAAGAATATGTAGAACGTGCAACAGAAAACGCAGATGTAGAAGATTATGGTATTCAAAACGTAATCGTTGAAGTAGGTGTAGAACAGTTTATAGATGATCCAATAGGACAACTAACTGATATTGATTTGTCTGGTGTAGTATTATCAGATATTGGTAGTGATATGCCAGAAGCAGTAAAGACACAAGCAGCTAAAACAGTTGTACCAGTAATTATTGTTGGCCAGATTATTGCCACACCATTTACAAGAAGATTTTAATGAAAAAAATATATAACGGAATAATTGCAATATTAAAAGAAACAGCAGCACAAACCTTTACTATTTTAGGTTTTGCAATATCGTGGTTTTTACTTACAGGAACTGCTAAGGACATTGTAGGTATTATGATCTTAATAAGTTTTGGTGTTTGGTTTGCAACAATAAATTTTAGAAAATAACCCCATATTGTAAAAATCTATTATATAATTACCTTATAACGTATTTAACAAAAAGGAGTTAAAATGGAATATCAAGGTATTGTTAAAGGTGCTGATAGTTCTTTTGCTGTTTATCACTTTATTTATAATGGTGTTACAGAAAATAAAGCTAGACGTGCTATAGTCAACGAACTTGCAAAAAGGTCGTTTCCCGGTGCTAAAGCAGAATTGTGGTCAATGAAAAATGAACAAATAGATAAATTATTGACACATTGGGAAGTAGATGAAATGTTTGCTATAGTTGAACAAATTTCTATATATAATTAGTAAAAAAAACAAATATCTACACTACTAATACATTAAACCCACTAATTAAAGTGGGTTTTTTGTATGTATAAAACCTTTTAATGTCTTAATTATCTATTAGACTAAAACTAACAACTAGGGCTTTATGAATAAAAATTTTGATGATTTTATAAATAAAAAAGCAAAACAACTACCAAATAGACGTTATGAAGTGCGTTATCCACAAAATGTACCAATAATTGTTGATTTACTTGAAAAATGCGTAGAAAAAAAGAAAACAACACAAAATCACTTTTTATACAGTTATAGATCAATAGCAGAATATTTGTATGACGAGTGCAAAATGCACGAAGCAACAAAAGAGGGTTTACGAAAAGCAATAGCACGTATAGCAAAGGAATATGAACTTGAACTTTGATGAATTTATAGAAGTTAAACAAGCACAACAAAAGCCAAAAGAAGATTATCCACGTGGTTTTAAACCGGGGGTTGAGTGGAACGGAAATAAAGGACAGATAATTACAAAAGGTTTATTAAACAAAGGGGATTTAGATTGGGACGAGTGGATTGATTACTGGATTGGTAAAGGTGCAAGTAAAACATTTTATATAAAGAAAGATGAACCAATAAACTTTAGGGTGTGGGACGCTTATGGTAGAAATCCTAAAACAGGCGAAAGTGAACCTACAAAGTTTTATTATTTTAAAACAAATCTATATAGTCGTGAAAACAGCACACCAGATAAAGATATACAACAACTAGCTAATCGTATATCAAAAATAAAACCAAAACCTAAAACAAAAGTAAAAGTACACCAAACGTGCTTGGTGGTCAGTTGTAGCGATTGGCAAGTAGGTAAAAAAAATACAGAAAAATCTGTATTACAATATTTTGACAGCATTTACAAAGTAAAAGATGATTTAAAGAACTTACGCAAAAAATACACAATAGATAAGTTAGTTATTTGTGGTTTAGGTGATTTAGTAGAAAATTGCAGCAATAACTTCTATCCAATGGGTTTATATGAACAAGAGTTTGATAATCGACAACAAATGCGTATAGCTAGACGTATGCTTACTAAGACTATAGAAATACTTGCACCATTGTTTACTGATGTAATTGTTATGGCGACTATGGGAAACCACGGTGAACGCAGACAGGGTGGTAAAGCTAATACAAGTTTTGGCGACAATATGGACGTAGAACTGTTTGATAGCGTAGAAGAAATATTTAGTAAATCACCAGCTTTTAAACATATTAAATGGTATATACCAGATAATTACTTAACAACAAGTGTACAAGTGCTTCCTAATACAGTTTTATCAATAGCACACGGTCATCAAGCACGTGGTGGTGGTAATGCACAACAAAAGGTAGTTAATTGGTTTACAAAGATGAGTTCAAACAAAACTAAGGCAGAATTATATGATACAGATGTATTGCTAGTTGGCCATTTTCATCATCATTTTTCTGTAGAAGTAGATCATAGACTTGTATTATGTTCAACAGCTTATGATTTATCTGGACAACAATGGTTTAGCGAACAAGGTGGTGGATCAGCGTTACACGGTGTTACTGCGTTCTTAATGCACAACAAAGAGGGACGCAAGTGGTCAGATATTAATATATATTAGATGAAGATAATAACTAGAGAAACTTGGGGTGCAAAACCTAATAAATCAAGATTTAGTAAATTAGGCGAGGTAAAAGGTCTAGTTGTACATTGGTCGGCATATCCAAAAGCACTTAGTATTGATGAAGAAATGGCACAAGTAAGACAGATACAAAATTTGCACCAAAACGATAGAGGTTGGAACGATATAGCATATAATTTTTGCGTTGGTGATAGTGGTAATTTATATGAAGCAAGAGGTTTAGAAAACCGTTCAGCAGCACAGGGTGGCAACAATAGACAAGAAATAAACTATAACAATAAACATTACGTAGCTGTTTGTTGGTTAGGTGGTTCTAAACCAGATGATATGCCAAGTAAAGAAGCTGTAATGACAGTAAAAGAACTATGGAAAGAAGTTGGTGGTGATCTGCGACCACATAGAAGTTTTAAATCTACCACTTGTCCGGGTGATAATTGGAGTAAGTGGATTGAAAACAGATTAACTATAGTACCAGAAGAAACAAAAGCACAAGAAGTTGTACAAGAAGTAACTAGATCAATGCTAATCAAAAAAGGTGATAGTGGTAGCCAAGTAGAAGAATTACAAATAATGCTTAATACAATCAATCGTACACAACTACATATAGACGGTGATTTTGGTAGCAAAACTTTAGCAGCTGTTGTTGCATTTCAAAAAAAATATAAATTAAAACCAGACGGTATTGTAGGCAATATGACTTACGCAAAGTTAATAGAAGTAAATAGACGTAAAATAAGTAAAGGAAAGGGAAAGTATAACATTGAGTAAAGCAGTAAAAAAAGATTGGAAAGCATACTGGAAGTTTATGTTTGCAAAAGCATTTAGAACTGGTTTGCAATCAGCAATATCATTGTGGTTAGCTAACAGTACAGGGATTATTGACGCAGATATGTTACAACTTATAGGTGTAGCATTTATGACTTCTTTTGTAACTGTATTACAACACGCATTAGAACAGTACAAACCAAAAGAAACGTTTTAATCATCATCATTACAACCCAATAAGAAAAAACCCGGTGGTTAAGCACACCGGGTTTTTCTTTTACGTACTAACAAATGGAGTGTTAGATATTTAACTATATCATATTTTTTTTTATAAATACACCACATTGATTAATAATTCTATATAATACAGACAAGACAAAAAGGAGTGAACAATGGACAAATATAGTAATCCAGATGTATTTATTGTATTAGGTGGTTTTGTTGCCATTTTTTTATTAGGTGCATTATTAGGCGAAGTTGCAATATTTATTGCAAAAATGCTTGGTTATGAAGACGTTGCAGATCAACCTAATGTAGATTTTATGCAACGACTTCAAGACGGTGAAGTGTTAAACGCAGATAATATGTTTATAAAGGAGTGAAATGACACAAAGTAAAGATATAGCAAAACAAGTTGCATTAAAAGCAGCAATAGAACTAACAAAAGATAAATTTAATGTTGATGACAACATTACAGAACAATTAGAGGTTATAAAACAAATTTCTAATAATTTATACGAACACATTAAGCCAGTAGTTCCGTTTCAAGATCCACCAAGTGTTGTTGAGATAGAACCAGCAAATGAACAAAAAGTAACATATAAATATGGCAACGATACAAATACAAGCGAAGATACTGCAAGTGAAGCACAAAAAAAATTCGTAAAAGATTTATTTGCCAAGTTGCCAAAAGATGAAAAACAAAAATATGATAAGTACGTAAATGGTACGACTATGACGTGGCAGTTTGCAAAAAAACATATTGATTTGTTTCAAGAAATAATAAACAAAGAAAAAGACGTTGCACCGTTTTAATGGCAAAGAACAAACACACGTGGTCTTATAAGTTTCTTTATTGGAAACGATATAATAAAGACGATTGCACTTTATTTACTTTTGATACAGACTTAGGTTTAGCTTATGCAGAAAACGTAGCGTGGGGTAATGCAACGTTTGACGGTTGTCACGGTTTTAAATATCTTGGAAGATCAAAAGTAAAATGACAGTATTAGAAAATGTTAAACAAATATTAAGACACGTAACAACTAAACAACAATTAAAAGAAGTAAAAAAAATGGTTGCATTGTTAGAAATGGAGTTAAATGACAAAAGATGAGTTTATATATTGGACAGGTTGGCTTAAAGTACGTTGGCCAAATGCACAATTAGGTGAATTTACAGTTAAATCGTTGTATAAAGATTTTGAATTATTTGATGATGACGTATTTGGTAAAGTTTTACTAGATTATTTTGATAGTGGTAATGAATTTTTAGATTGGTCAAAGATTAAAAAAAGGTGCAAAGAATACCAAACACAAGTTTTTAGTGATAAAGCACAACAGATTAGAGAACAAAAGTCATTAAAAGATAAAGCTATTGATCCACCAAGTAGCTTACAATCATATCTAAAAATGCTTGGATATAAAACTTTTGCTGAAGCTGTATTTTATAAAACAAAAGATTTATATAGATATGGTGGATTACGTGATTGGCAACGTAAACTATTTGAACCATATAGAAAATTAAGTTATGATGAAGCAAAAACAAAGGGTTGGCGATATGGCATTGGGATTGAAATAGATGACAGAAGAAAATGAATTTATAAGCAGCGAATATGAATTTACATTTACAATAGTTCCCCATTGGTTATTGGAAGTACTAAAACCTATTGAAATAACCACCTATGTAGCACTTGGTCAATATGCAGATAACAAAACGAAAGAGTGTTGGCCAAGTGTTACTAAACTTGCAAAAGATATAGATAGATCAAGATATTCTACGATTAAAGCATTACAAGGACTAGAAGAAAAAGGCGTAATTGAAGTAAAACAACGTTTTAAAGATAAAGGCGAACAAACGAGCAATTTATACATACTTAAATTAGTACCGGTGTCAAGAAAACTTGACAGGGGGGGTAAAGAAAACAAGACAGGTAGGGGTATAGAAAACTTGACACAAACTA